TAAAAGGGAAATAAAATTATGTCAATCGAAGACGATTTCTATGCAACAATAAAATTTAAATCTGGCGAAGAGATATACGCTAAGGTAGCTGCTTCTGAGGAAGAAGATAGAACTATGTTAATTATTCATAGTCCTATTACTGTATCTGAAATCAGAGGAAAAGCTGGTTTAGCAGGATATAAAGTAGAACCTTGGTTAAAGACTACTCGTGAGGATATGTTTATTATTAATCTAGATGATGTATTAACATTATCAGAATCAACAGATATTCAAATGATGATGATGTATAAAAATTTTCTTAGAGACTCAGAAAGAGATAATAAACATCAATCTAAAATGAGTAGAAGAATGGGATATATATCTAATGTTAATGACGCTAAAGAAATATTAGAAAAGATCTATAAAGATAATAAAACTAATAAAAGCTAATACTTTCTCTGAAACTCCACAAAGTTATTCTACTTGGATTTTAGAACTTGTCAAGTGGGTGTAGAAATGCTATACTAATACATAATAGTGATAAAGACTCATGGCAATGATAAGACCTATGGCTAAAAGAAAAAGGTCGGAGCACTATGTAAACAACAAAGAATTTCTTGCTGCTTTAATTAAGTATCGTGAGGATGTTGAGATTGCACGACTGCAAGACAAAACTAAACCTGTTATACCTCGTTACATTGGTGAATGTTTCTTAAAGATAGCAAATCATTTATCATTCAAACCAAATTTTGTTAACTACATGTTTAAGGAGGACATGATCTCTGATGGAATCGAAAATTGCGTTCAATACATACATAATTTTAATCCTGAGAAATCCCAGAATCCTTTTGCTTACTTTACGCAAATTATACATTACGCATTTCTCCGCAGAATACAAAGAGAGAAACGCCAGTTAGAAATTAAAAATAAGATTCTTGAGAAGTCTGGTTATTCAGAAGTATTTGATGATAGTAATCAGATTGACGGAACTACTCATTCAGACTATAATTCAATTAAAGATGCTGTCCATTCTAAACTTCGCAATTAATGAAGGTTGCAATCATTACAGACCAGCACTTCGGATGTCGTAAAAATTCTAAGTTATTTCACGATTATTTTCTGAAGTTCTATAACGATATTTTCTTTCCTACTCTTGAAGAGGAAGGTATTGATACCATAGTGGATATGGGTGATACCTTTGATAGTAGGAAGGGGATTGATTTTGCTGCACTGTCATGGGCAAAGGATCATTACTTTGATAGATTGAAGCAAATGGGCATCACTGTCCATACTATTGTTGGTAATCATACAGCATATTATAAGAATACTAATGAAGTAAATGCCATAGATTTGCTACTTAGAGAGTATGATAATGTAAAAATATATTCAGAAACAAGACCAATAACTCTAGGTAACTTAAGTGTCCTTCTTGTACCTTGGATAAACAAAGAGAATGAAGAACAGACTTTATCAATGATTAAGAAATCAAGTTCTCCTGTTTGTATGGGGCATCTTGAGTTGAAAGGATTTAGAATCCATCGTGGGTATGTGATGGAGCAGGGAACAGATATGAATATTTTTAGTAAGTTTGAGAAAACATTCTCTGGACATTACCATACCAGATCTGATAATGAGAAAATATTCTATCTAGGAAATCCTTATGAGATGTTCTGGAATGATTGTGGTGATACCAGAGGTTTCCATTTATTTGATACAGAGACTTTAGAACACACACCTGTCGATAATCCATATCAGTTATTTCATAAGATTTTTTATGAGGATACTGACCATCAAATGTTTGATACAAGAGAGTATGAAAATAAGATTGTAAAGGTAATTGTTCAAAAGAAAACTGATATTAAGAAGTTTGAAAAGTATATTGATAAACTTTATAAGTCTGGAGTTGCTGAACTTAAGATTGTAGAGAATTTCAATTTTAATAATCTTTATGATAATGAAACTGAGGGATATGAATCAGAAGATACACTTTCTATTTTGAATCGATATATTGAAGAATCGGAAGTAAGTCTTGATAAGTCTCGTATTCAAAAAATGATACAGGAAACTTATCAGGAGGCATGTGAGATGGTCTAAATGTATATACTCACCATGTCTGGAAGGGAAGGAGAAGGTGCTTATTCTGTTGTTGATGATGATGGAGAGAATACTCTTTATTTGTTTGAGCAAGAAGATGATGCAATTCGATTTGCCATGATGCTAGAGGATGAACAAAACTATCCTGAAATGCATGTTTTAGAGGTTGAGGATGAAGTAATGATTCAGACCTGTCAATCTCATCATTACAAGTATACCGTTATTACTCCCAATGACATTGTAATTCCACCTAAACAAAATAATGATTTCATTTGAAAAGATACGCTGGAAGAATTTTTTATCAACTGGTAACCAATATACAGAAATACAACTTGATGGACATTCAACAACTTTGATTGTTGGAACAAATGGTGCTGGAAAGAGTACTGTGTTAGATGCTCTTACTTTTGCATTGTTCAATAAACCATTTCGTAAGATTAGTAAGGGACAGTTAACTAATACAACCAACGAGAAAGATTGTAAAGTCGAAGTGGAGTTCACCCTGTCAGGAACTGCATGGAAGGTAGTGAGGGGAATTAAACCTAATATATTTGAAATATGGAAAGATGGTACTGTAATGAATCAATTTGCTTCTGCTAATGACCAGCAGAAGTGGTTAGAGCAGAATGTTTTGAAGATGAACTTTAAATCATTTACTCAGATTGTTATCTTAGGTTCTACTGCGTTTGTTCCTTTCATGCAATTGACTGCATCTAATAGGAGAGAAGTTATTGAAGATTTGTTGGATATCAAAATCTTTTCTTCGATGAATAATTTGATTAAAGATAAGATAAGAGTAGTTAGAGAGGATATTAAAACTCTTGAACTTAAGAAAGAATCTCTTAGTGATAAAGTTTCTATGCAAGAGAACTTTATAGAAGAATTGGAACAGCAAAGTAAAGAAAATATAGAAGATAAGAATAGTAGAATTAGTGCTTTGTTTGTGGAGGCAGATAATTATGTTAAAGAAAATGAAGAATTAGAGAATGAGGTATTTGATTTAACAAAGAAGCAAGAAACTGTATCAGGTGCTACAGAAAAGTTAAGAAAATTTGGTGGGTTGAAAGGTAAGATTTCACAAAAAGTTACAACCATTACCAAAGAACATAAGTTCTTCACTGAGAATACGGTTTGTCCTACATGTACACAGCATATTGACGAGGACTTTAGAATAAATAAAATTGCCGATGCTCAAACTAAAGCCAAAGAGTTGCAATCTGGTTATAAAGAACTAGAAGAAGCAATTAAAAATGAAGAAGAGCGAGAGCATCAATTCACCATTCTATCTAAGGAGATTACTAAACTAACGCATGGCATTTCTAAAAACAATACTCGTATCTCTGGGTGTCAACGACAAGTCAGAGATTTGGAATCGGAGATTCAAAGAATTACCGAACAACTTGCAAACAGAAATACTGAGCATGAGAAGTTAGCAACCTTTAGAGAAAATCTCCAAACAACATATGAGGATTTGATTAGTAAGAAGGAAACTATTACTTACTATGATTTTTCATATGGGTTACTCAGGGATGGTGGAGTTAAAGCCAAAATCATTAAGAAGTATCTACCTTTAATTAATCAGCAGGTTAATAGATATCTTCAGATGATGGATTTCTATATCAATTTTACATTGGATGAGGAGTTTAATGAGACTGTACAATCTCCTATCCATGAAGATTTTTCATATGCTTCCTTTAGTGAAGGGGAGAAGATGCGTATTGACCTAGCACTTCTCTTTACTTGGAGGGAAGTAGCACGGTTTAAGAATTCTGTTAATACTAATCTTCTTATCATGGATGAGGTCTTTGATAGTTCTCTAGATGGTTTTGGAACAGACGAGTTCCTTAAGATTATCAGATATGTCATTAAGGATGCTAACATCTTTGTTATATCCCATAAGACTGGTATGGAAGATAAGTTTGAGAATCATATAAGGTTTGAGAAAGTAAAGGGGTTTAGTAGGATAGAAGTTTAATGTCCACTTTTAAGCATCAACCCACTGGCAAGAGATTCCTTTTTGTCCATATTCCTAGAACTGCTGGTAGGTTTATAGAGCAGAACCTTATGAAAGGTAATGATTTTGTTTGGGATGATAATGTAGAAATAGATAGGCAGTATAAGAGTATTGCTGGAGTAGAACTTGCACACTTTCACAGAGAATATTATGAAAAGTATTTGGATGTCAAAGATATCCCGCATATAACAGTGGTGAGAAATCCTGTAGATAGGTTCATATCATGTTCTATTTTTCTATCAGAATTGTATGGTGATAATCTTGAAGAGTTATTGGAAGATCCAGTGATGTTTTCTTCTATGCTAGAAAATTATCCATCTACTGAATCTGTTAATTGGTTCAGACCTCAGATAGATTTTCTTTCCGATAAGACTCATATCTGGAAGTTTGAGGATAAGTTTGGTGATGACTTTGCTCAGTGGTTGAGTGAGATAGTGGGAGTGGACATTAAGATACGACAAGATATGCCAGTTGAGAAATTGCCAACTGATGAATCTAGAAAGGTCAAGAGGAGTGCTAAACTTATAGATAATATTAAGTCTCTTTATAGGAAGGACATTGAGCAACTCTACCCCGAACTGGCAGCATAATTCGGGTAAACCACCGAAGAGAAAGCTGAAACCACAAGCACTACGAAGTGCTAAAGCAAGAAGAAGACACCTGATAAAGTGTCTACAGACCGACTCTAAGGGTCGGTTTTCGTGTATGATAGGTACATCAAACGAAAACACAGATGGCAGTTCAGCAAGAAATCAAGTCACAACTAGCGAA